GTTCAGCATAGTTCTATCCTTTCTCTTTAAGCAGCCCACTCAACAGCCATGGCGCTGAACGGGGTGGTCAGAGCGCCGGAGCAGCGGGTCTCGATCAGGTACTTCTGGGCGTTGAAGTCGATGTCGAAGTCGTCGAACATGGAAACAGCGCCACCCTTGTCTGCGCCCACGGTGTAGTCGGCCAGGTTCACGATCAGGCAGACCAGGTCACCGCCCTTGGCACCCTTGCGGCCCTCCATCTCGGGGATGGTCACAATGTTCTTCACACGCAGCTTGCGGGCCAGAGCAGCCTCGTCAGCATACAGCGGGTGGCCGATGCCGTCCTCCAGCAGGAGCATCTCGGTCAGAGCGTCCTCGGTGGTGAACAGGGTGGGGGTGCCGGAGCCGCGGTACTCCTTGCGGCTGCGCAGGATCTGCTTGATCAGGGCCTTGTACTTGTCCTCCACGGTGGTCAGGCCGGTGGTCTTGCACTGGACCTTGATGGTAAACAGGTCGCTGTCGTTGAACACAGGACGGATGCAGTTCTCGTCGATCTTGTCCTCAGAAGCAGCCAGACGGCCGTCGCCCAGCAGGTAAGCCAGAGCCAGCTCACGGTTCAGCTTCAGGCGCATCTCCTGCTTCAGCCATGCCACAACGTCAAAGCTGTTAATGTCGATCACGTCGTCGCGGTCCAGCTTCTGCTTCTTGTACACGGTGGTGGGGCTGGTGGAGCGGCGCAGCAGGCCAAAGACCTCTTCCTTCTTGAAGTTGCCCTTGATGTAACCCTTTGCGCGGGCATCCTCCTCGGTCAGGTCAGCAAACATGCTCTTGAACCGGCTGAAGGGAATGTGGTGCACAGCGCCCATGACCACGCTCACCCAGTCGTCGGGCTTGTCGATGATGCGGGGCGTGGTGTCCAGCAGGTGATCCTCAGGGAACAGCCAGTCGATGTTGTCGATGCTGTGGGCCAGCTCATCACTGTCCATGCCGGCATCCTCAAAGGCAGCCTTCATGGTGCCGTGGCTCTTTGCGGTCTTGACCACGTTGTTGATCTCTTCGATGCTGTGCTTCAGCACAGTTGCGTTGGTATCCTTGTCGAAAACATTCTGCTTCACGGTATCGTCCTCCTCACCGTCATCGTTGTCGCCGCCTTCCTGCTCTTCCAGGGCCAGGCCCACCAGAGCGTGGCAGCACTCTTTCTGCTCGTCGGTCATGCTGTTGTAGACCTGTTCGAGCGTCTTGCCTTCGTTCTTTTCGTCCGCCATTTTGGCTTCCTCCTGTGTTGCTTTATCGTCGGTCACGGCATCGCCGCTGTCCGCACTGTGTGTAAGGTCCTCCAGCGGGTTGCCCTCGGGGTCCATGCCGTGGGTCAGGCTCAGGCCATCCTCGTTGTAGATAAAGGCCTCGCCGCCCTCGTAGTCCTCATCGGCGCTGTGCTTTACCACCTCGTCGATCAGGGCACCCGGGTTGCATCCGGCCAGCACCAGGCTCACTTCCCGGATAAAGCCGTGCTTCACGGTGCTGCCCACCTTCTTCAGGCCGTTGGCAAAAATGGAAAAGGCGCTCAGGTCGCCGCTCTCCACGCACTGTCTTGCGGTCTTGCCGGTGTCGGTGTCGTTGAATTTGGCATAGCAGTACACGCCGCCGGGCCGGTTCTCCAGCAGGCAGTGGCCGATCACGTTGTCCACGTTGGAGTGATCGTGGTTGTACACCATGGGCACAACCTTGCCGCTGCACTCCTTAAAGGCATCCTGCGCGATCACCAGCCCGTCATAGCACCGGACGTTCGCTTTTGTCGCCCAGCCGCTGCAATCGTAGTCAAAATTAACCATTTTGATTTGCAATACTCCTCTCTACGGCATCCCGCCCTGCCGTGATCGTTTTGTTCTGGGCCGCAATTTCCTCACTGCTCTGGCTGATGTTTGCATTCCGCAGTTCATCTGCCTTGGGGTCCTTGCTGGGTTTCATGCCAATGGCCTGCCGGAACTCGTTGGAGGTCATGATCTCGTTGCGGGTAAACTTGTCGGCCATTTCGGCAACGGCGGAAACAGGGGTCAGCTTGAACGGGTCACGGAAGTACATCACGGATTCCCGGTTCGCCCGGTCGTCCTCGGTCAGGAACTTCCGCCGGATCTCGTCCACGGCAGCCGCCACAATGGGGTCGATGGTGCGGTTCTCGTAGTTGGTCATCACAGCATCGGAAGCGGTACCATTCATGATCTCCGGGGTGATACCCAACTGGCTGTATGCCATGTTGGTCAGGTACTCCACGGTCTTCAGAAGGTTGTTTTCGAGGCTGCGGTTCAGCTGCGTGATATGCTCCGTGCCATCGGTGTAGGCAATGCCGTATTTGGAACCGGCGAGCTGCTGTTCGATCTGTGCCCGCCGTTCTTCGGCCTGTTTCTTCCGGGTATCGCCCTTCACAACGTAGGGCAGCTGGATGATCAGGTCGAGTTTGCCGCTGCCCACCTGTTCATCGATCACATCCATCAGGTTCAGCTTCCGGATCAGGCGCTGCACCGTGCCGTTGGGCTCGTTCATCACGGCATAGAACGGGTTCTCCACCAGGGCCACCTGTGTCTTCGGCAGGGTGATCTCCTCTTTCCGTCCGGTCCGGTCGTTGTACACTTCCAGCCGCACGTCATCCGGGTACCATTCCAGCACCTTTCCCACCCGCATGGATTCGATCCGGGTCTTACCGGTCTTTCCGTCGTAGTCCACGTCAATTGGCACCAGCGCAATGCATCCCTCATCCAGCATGGAAAGGAACATGTCATATCGCAGTGCCCGGCCCGTCTGGTCCTTGTTGCCGGAAAGGTTCAGGCAAGAATTAAGGCCCGAATCAACGGTTTCGTCGTAGCGTCCGTTTTCATCGAGCCTTACATGATTGATGGTAATTGCCGCAGCGTCCATTGCAATGCGGGTGTTGATGGCCGTCATGATCGTCCGGTCATTACTTCGGTTCAGCCTTACCCGGTCAGGCCGGTAGCTGTATCCTTCGCCGCTTCTTCCGGGGGGATCCCGGTTCAAAAACGCATTCCAGGCGTGTCTCAGTCTGGAGCCAAAGGTTTGTGATGCCATTTTGATTTCCTCCAGACCTTAACTGTCTTTCTTGTCGTCGTCTTTCTTGTCGTCGTCTTTCTTCTGCTGGTTTCCACCAGCGCTTCCGCTCACAATGGCGTTCGCCAGATCAGGGTTCTTGAGTTCCTTCGTGATGAACTGTTTTGCTGCGTAGCTCATAGCACCGGAAGCGGCCTTGGTCAAAAACTGCTGGGAAGCGTTCGTCATTACGGTCTTCACAAAGCTCTGCCCGCTGTATACGTCCTTCCGCAGCTGTTTCACGTCCTTCTGGAGCTGGAGCCGCTCTTTCTCGGCTTTCAGTTCCTTGTTGGGGTCGTCCGCCCGGATGTTGGTCTGCCCCTGAAGATCCCGGTACTGCCTTTCCATTTGCAGCCGGTTGATCCGTGCCCGCAGCTCCTCGTCGGAGTAATCCTCCGCATTTTTCCCGGTTCGCTTGGGTGCATACTCTGTCTTGGGCTTCTGCGCATCCTCACCGGCGTTCCCATCCCCGGCATAGTGCTTCCTGCCTGCGGCCGTCAGGGTACCATCCTTGTTCTGGTACCGCCGCACGCCCCACTTCATGCCCTTGATGCCCCAGTGGTATAGCTCGTCCTTGTATACCTGCATGTTTGTCTCATCACCTCAGTTCCGCTTGAACAGGCTCTGAACCCGCTTCCTGCCGTTCGACAGGATTCTGGAAGCACTTTCGTATGCTTTATTTGCCTGATAGATGGGCTCATACTTATATTTGTTTTTGTTGCCAACCTTCTTCATGGTGCTCTCAAAGTCAGTCGCGGCCTTTGTATGATTATAGGTTTTTTCCCGAACTTCGCCCGTTTTCTGGTTCTTGCTCGTAACCGTAAGTGTATCGCCAATGGCAATATAGGTTTTCTGCCACTGATTTCGGTTGTGCTCAGTCTTCGCTTTCAAGATCAGATCATTGATTTTTTTCTTTCCGCTCTTTACGGCAGACTGCACTTCTGCTGCTTTTTTGTTCACAGCATTCTTCGCTTTCCGCAGATTCGGATGGTCTTTCACGGTTTTGGTATGGGCAGTGACGCTCGCACTGTCCGCAGAAATGCCAGTAGTACCGCCAAACTTGTCAGAAGGAGTTCGCACGGTATCAACCCCGCGGCTTCTTGCGCGCTCCATATCTCTTTCTGCATCGCGCTGACTTACCATCGTATTTCCTGTGCCAGTCACATAATGCGTCGTTTTTCGATCTTTCTGACCATACGGAACACTGATTTGAGCAGTCCTGTCCTGCCTCTTCCGGGTCATATATGCGCCATATTCTCTTGCATCATAGAAATAACGATACTGGGTATAGCCAAGTCTGTTTTTACCAACAGCAATGCGGGCATAGTATTTGTGCCCCTTTCGCTCTTTTCCCAGCTCGCCATGCGCCAGATAGTTCCAATAATCGTTCATTTTTCGCTCCTTCCTGCGATTTACAACACCTATCGGTCGTGCTATACTCTTCTTATCGAACATTTTCGACAAAGAGGAGTTCTTATGGATACAGTTATTTGCCCCAACTGCGGACATGAAATTTCGGTTCCGAAAAAGAAAGTTTCATCCATAAAGTGCCCAAAATGTAATATGGACGGACTTGAGCTCGGTCTTGATTATTTCGATGAAAATGATGAACCTAGAAAATCTTTCTTCAAAAGACATCCTAAAGCTACGGCCGCGGCACTTTTTGCCGGATGGCTTGCTGGAAAAGGAATTCTGTGGTGGTTGAACAATAAAAACGAACTCTTATCCGGTCCTGTTCAAGGAGCTGATTCTTCTGATGAACTCCCAGCCGGGGCTTCCTGTGAGACAGTAACTGAAAGCACATCTTTGGAGTTGATTCCGATTGATTCCGAAGAGGCCGCCCAGAGATTAGTTCATTACAATCTCAACAAACGCCGGCTCCCTGAAAATCAAAGAGCATCAGCAGCCAAACGGGAGGAAGCTAATGCCCTTGGGATCGATATTGGAACCGAATATACGATCGTAGACCCATATGATCGACCAAATCGAAAAAAGACTTCGACCTGATCACTCAAACGCATCCCGGTTCTGTTTCCACGCCACGTAAGCGTCCATCATAGCAGCCACGGCATCGATCTTCTGATCCTGCCGCTGTTTGTAGAGTTTCCGGTTGCCGTTGGTGTCCACCAGCGTAATGCAGTTGCCCATGGCAAATTGCATCAGCTGTTCGTCGAACAGCAGCTTCCGCTGTTCGCTCAGCTTTTTCAGCTCACCCAGCGGCACGCTTTCGGTCTTTGCACCCTGGATCACTTTCACAACGCCAAAGGTGCTGTTTTCATCGCCCCAGCGCTTCACGAACTCCTGTGCGTTGTAGGGGTCGTAGCCAAACGCCCGTACGTCGTACTCGTTCTCCATGATAAAGTTGTCCAGGTCATCGTACACCTGCATCATATCCAGAACCGTGCCGTCAAACACGAACAGGGTCCCTTCCCGCATGAACTCCTCATACTGCTGCCGTCTCGAAGCCGGAAGCTGGCTGAGGGTGTAGGATGTTATGTAGTCCCGCGTCTTGACCCCAAAATATCCGTTGGACAGCGGAAACAGGAAGGTAAAGGCACAGAAGTCGTCGCCCATGGAAAGGTCCGCGCCCATAGCACAGGGCATCTGCCAGAAGCTTCTCTTCCTGTGGCACAGGGTCTCCTCGTATGGGAAGAAATAGGTGTAGCCCTCCATAGGCAGGTTGAAGCGCTTGGCCAGAATATCGTTTCGGGCGCTGGGGGATTTCTCCGCACGCTCCACGTCCAACTGGTAGGTCTCGTAGCTCACGGTCTTGCCCAGGTTCGGGTTGGCCTTCAGCCACATCTCCGGCTGGCCCACTTCCTCAATGGAATCCAGCTTGTAGTACCAGATGGACACATGGGGGTTGACGTACTCCCCTTTCAGGATGCTCATCAACTCCATTTTGATGTCGTCGCCGCAGCCGTTGCGCACCGTGCCCTCAGAGGAAGCCGCCACGATGAGGTAATTCTCGTTCTTGGCTGCACCCTGTTCAATGGCACCAATGGGGTCTTCCCGGATGTCGCAGGAGAGCCACTCGTCCACGGTCGCCACAGTGTCGCGCCGTCCTTGCAGCTTCTCAATGGTCATCGGGCGCACTTCCAGCAGGCTGTTGGTCAAAAAGTTCTCGATGCCCTTCTTGGTGGAAGCCATCTTCACCCGGTCTGCCTTGGAGCCGGTGGTGTTTTGCAGGCTGCCCTCGGTCATAAACTGGAACACCGGCCCCTTTGCTCGCGCCAATGCGGTGCGGAAGGGTGCCAGCACCTCCTCGGCCTGTTTCATGGTCGGAGCGGTGGTCAGCTGCTGGGTCGTGGTGGTGTACGCTGTCAGGAAGTACGCCTGCAAAAACTCCAGATACATGGTCTTCGCGGCCGATCGGGTAATGATGAGGTATTGCTTTGTCACCAACCGCTTTTTCAGTCGCCGGGTCTCGTAGTGTCCGCCGCCTCCGCGCTCGTTCGGCACAAAGACGCTTCGTTCTACAAAGTAGTACCATCCAAAGATCTCTTCGGCCCATAACTTGAAACTGTCCAGCAGCTTCACGTCGGTGCCGTCGGTCAGGGTCAGCTCATCCTCGCAAAAGGAGATAAAGCCGTTCACTGCTTTGTCGTCATAGTAGATGCCCGGGTTGGCGATCAGGTCGTCGATCCGCTCCATCTCCATAGCAATTTCCCGGCATACGGGTATTTCACCACGCATCACGGCCTCCCGAAAACGGCCGTAGTAGATCGGCGTGGCCGTGTTCGATAATGCCATTTTGGTTCCTCGTCTTGCTCCGTTTCACTCGTTCAGGCTTTGGGCCGGTAAAAGGGCTTGTCCAGGGTGTAAAAGCATCGGATGTCATCCGGGCATTCGCATGTTCCCTGTCGGGTGCATCCGTTGCAGATATCCTGCGTTACCCGTCCAAACCAGTCCTTTTTCTCCGGTGTTTCCATCCAGTGCTCCACCCATCGCGCTGCTACTGTCCGTCCCATATGTTGTCATGCTCCACGTTCAGCCGCCATTCCATCTCGGAGGCGGTATTCTTCAGCGCTTCCATGGTGGTGCTGCTCTGGGGCGGGTCAAAGCCCAGCAGCCGTACCTTCACGGCCACGTAAGCCTTCACCGCTTCCACCTTCACCGGGTCGGCAACGAACTCCGTCCATTCGTTTTCTTTCCCGGAAATTGCGTACCCCTCGCCGGGCCCCACGCCCATCTGCACCAGTGCAAACAGCGCCATGTTGATGTACATGATGATGTCCGCATCAAAGTCGGTGCACTCCTCGGCAATGCCCAGCAGCTTCTTTACGCTTGTAAGGATGCTGTCCATACTGCGCCTCCGTCAATGTGCGGTGTTTCCGTCCGCAATGCACTGGTTCTCCCACTTCTTGTACACGTCGAGGTAGGTCTCCTTCTTGTCGCCGTTGTGGGTGATCTCATAGTACATGCCATCGGATACGGTGGTGCTTACAAGCGCCTTCCAGTTCTGCAAGGTCTTCGAGAACCATACGATGAACACATCCTCCATCGTCAACTTCTTGCCGTCGGTCGCGTCCACATGACTGTTGAAGTAGTCCACCACCAGCTGCTTTGCGCGGATCATAAAATCTCTCTGTTCCATTTTTATTCCTCCTCGGCATCGCTGTCGCCGCCCATAATGTAACTCATCATGGCATAATACCAGTCCTTGTGCGCCTGTGCCATCAGCTCAAGCTCTGCCAGGTGACGGGATGCTCCGTCCTTCCCCAGGGCCGCTTCTTTCTGTGCACTCTCCTCGACCAGCTTGGCCAGCCTCCCTGCATCAATCGCCACTTGACCAGGCTTCAGCAAAACGAGGTCTCCCCCAGCACTCGGAGCAGCGTTTTGTGCAGTCACAGCCTGATTCTCATCCCTCCGCGGGACAATCTTCATCCCATCAAGCGTAATATCCCCGGCCCGTGTTGCCCGCACCTGCTGCCCATCCGCATTTGTCGCCAGAGCATCGTCAAAGTCAAAGCCCTTGTTCCGCGGTACAGCCGTATAGCCCTGCTGGAGCCCTGCTTCCGCAATACCAACGTTCGCCCAGAGCAGTGCCTCGTCCAGCTTGGTCAGTGCCAGGCTTCTCGCGCGGCTCGGTGCAAGGTGCTGGAGCATCGCCTCCGCCTCTTCCAGCTTCCGCCGCAGCCCCATGGCGTAGTCCTGCTCTCGCCGGTTAAATGCTTTTTTCTGGTACATACTCATTTCCTCCACTGGATATCAGACTTTCTTCTTTACATACAACACATAGATTGATATACTTATCTCAAACGGTTTTTCTTATACTTCGGAGGCAATATATGCAGTCTTACACCTGTCCAAACTGCGGCGCTCCTGTAAAAATGGATGACCACGGTGCATTTCTCGAGTGTCCTTATTGCGGATCACAGTTCAAGCCCGATGATTCTTTATCTGATGAGCCAAGCAGTCGTCAAACGGATTCGGACGATGATAACGAAGAACTTCGCACCTATGCAGAAATAGTAAATCGCCATATTCCGGAATTTTCGGTCACCGAATTTATCGATAGAGCCAAGCATATTTTCGAAAGAACTCTTGATTTTCTCGGTGATCACGGAATGTACATCCAAGTCGGTGTCGTTTTGCTTTTTGTCGCCTTAGCCATTGCCAGTTTCTTCTTGTAACTTATTCATGTTTTATCCATGGGCAGGTGTCGCCCGGTCTTCTTTCTCCGTCCGGCAGCTTTGGGCCCTTTCCCGTTCCGTAATGGATCACCTTGTGCGTTGCCGCCGAAGCACAAATGGCGTTCTCCGGGTCAAGCAGCTTTTCGCTGTGCTGGAGAACGTCATCTTTTGTTATGGGGTTTATGTGGTGGATGGAGATCTTCGGTCGGATCGGCCTTCCGTCCCGCAGCACCCAGTCTGTGATCGGGTGGTCTTTGCACCCCAGGTCGCATCCCATGTCTCGGGCAATGATCCGGTCTCGGAACTGCCGCCACTCTCTCGATTGGTAGAAGTCCTGGTTCAGCCATCGGTCAAACCCAAAGGTATCTCTCCCCACTTCCCCGTGTAGCTGTAAATACTCCAGCCTCCCCTCGTATGTCGGCAGCGTGCAAAGTTCCGTGTAGCTTTTCATAAGTGCTTTCATCACTCTTATCATTTACGATAACTGCTAAGCCGTCTTTTAGCGGCTCGCCTGACTGATACACGAGAAGGTGCCACAATCTCTCCAATTCTTCTCGTGTCATAGCCATCACCTTTTCACCACATAATACTAATACCCACGACGACAAGCATAGTTGCTGCCACGACCAGCAGGTATGATATATAATGGCAGATATCGTCCTCGATGTATCCGGAATCTGTCATAAAAACAGCAAATAACCCAATCAGATTAAGGATCGCACCCGCTATAACCAGGTACCGCCCGTCCAACACAATTGTAATCATGCGCAGATCCCTCAAATATACCCACATGCCGCCATAAGCTCGCCAAACAGCAAAAAGCCGATCGTAGCATATGTCATTGCGGTAAGGATCGCATCAAATCGACGGCTCACCCCGAAATAATCGACCCCAATAAAGATCTCAATGATCAACAGTGGGACCGCAGCAATGATCATGATCTTGAATACCTCAGCATTCATACTCGTCATCCTCTCCAAGGCCGTTGTATTTCTTCATAGCAGCAATGGCCTTCTCGTACAGTTCCTCAGAGTGCTTTGCATTCTGTAGTGTCTCGGTCTTTGCCCGCAGCAGCTTGTTTTCCTCTTCCAGCTTTGTTTTCTCCAACTCGTTCTTAGAGGTCGCCAGCTTCAGAAAATGGGTCGTCTCAGCGCTGGATGCCGTGCCTTCCAGTAATCTTCTCTCAACCAGTTTCATCGCCAGGTTGATCATATAGTTTTCTTGTGCTTCCGGGGTTCTTGCAGGCCGCGAAGTTGCAGCCGACATTTCGCCCGGAGCAGACTTCTTAGGTTTCATTGTAATAACCTCGTTTCACATTCTTATTTTGCTTTTGCAAGGGTTCATGGGAGTCGCAGTAGTACCAGTTAAGCCTGTCTCATTTGAAAGGAGAAGAAAAAGCAGATCATGCCCAATGGAGGTTGAACATCGTGAAAGCCCTGAACCCAAATATATAGGAGGATACTAATCCCATGAGCCCTTGCAAAAACCGCCGAAGCCCCGGTCTACACCCCAAGGCCTCGGCAATTTCCCATATGACTGTAAATCTTAACACCTGCTGTGGATACAGGCATCGAGAGTTCACACAAATATAATCGGCAGCTTTCGCTGTCGGAGCCTTAAAGCCCAAATATCAATTTTCCCTCCGGGGAAATATCAAAGACCGGCGCGATTTGAGAGGGGGTGTCAATTTTGGGACCCCCTCCCTATGGTTTACGCGGTTTGGCCGAGCGTGTCCTCGTCGGGCACGGTGATCTTGAGCTTCTTGTAAATGTTTATCGGGTCAGCAGCAACGATCTTGTCGATTGCCTTCTCAATTTCATAGGCATTTTCGTTGTCCGTGAACTGAGATGAGGTCTCGGCGATCCTCATAAGCAAACCGGAAGAGTTGTAGCCGTGCTCGACATCATACTGATACCACTTCTCGAACTCGTCGTACGGACTGTACGGGTTGTCAAAGGTGGTGAGAAAGCATCGAACCATTATTCAAAGCCTCTTTCTTAATTGATTGTTATTTGTTGAGCGCGCTGTAAACCGTGGACTCTGGAACACCGCAGGCCTTGGCGATTTCAGCATAAGAATAACCGCTTCTCAGCATTGCGTTTGCTTTGGACATCTTTGTAGAAGTCATAACAGTAACATTTTTCGGCATTGCACGTTTTACAATTTCGTCAGAATCAGACGAATTAAGGAATTTCGTCAACATATTGTCGGAAATTGCGCCAGCCTGAACAGCTTCCCATTCTCTGTCCGTGAAGGTAACTTTTGACTTGCGTCCGCTTGCACCAACAGAATCGCGAGCACGCTGCATCTCGACAGAAGAGATCTTCTTGATTACCTTCTTATCTTCCGAAATGTTGGGATCAAGCCCCTGTTCCTGAATCTTCGCCTTAATATTCGCGTTCGCAATCAGCATTGCTTTGCGCTCTTTAGGCTTGTTAGCGATCATGTTGTTATACTTTTCTTTCAGAGAAGCAACCTCAGGCGCATAGGTCTTGGCAGCAGAAGGACTGTATTCAAGTCCCTTCATATTTACCGCCTCTTTGCGCGCCTGGTTGGCCATGGCCTTCAGCTTGTTGGAGAAGTCCGCGTACAGGTTCTCTTGGATGGTGCCAGAAGACAGTGTGCGCGCATCCTTCGTTTCGGAGATCAGACTGACTGTATCTTCAGCCTTACGTTCCTTACCCGTCTTGGGGTCAGTAAAGGTACGTCCACTTTCTTTGTAGATGTATTCGCCAGTTTCCTTATCAACTCGAACACTGCCACGACGCTCGGGTACACGAACCGTCTGCTTACGGCGAGACAGGAGCGTGGATGCACCACCATAGTGTATAGCGCCTTCCTCATCCACACGAATCTGCCACTTCTGCTTCAGCTCGGGAATGCCATTCTCCTGCTCAGACCGCTTGTAGTCCAACTTATGTTTTTCAGCATCGATAACAACCATGGAGTGTTTAACGGCACGTGCCAGCTCGTCCTCGTCGGCACCACGCAGTGTCATGTCAGTGATGAGGTTGGAAATCACGCCCATTTCGCGCTGCTTGTCTTCTTTCTTCATCAACCTGACATTATTTGGATTGCCTTCAGGAACTGCATAAGCGGTCTTGGGATCAAATCCTTCCAATGCTTTCAGCGCACGGGTGGACTTAATGTTGACTTTGTCCGTAACCGGGATTGCCATGACTGTGTCGCCATCGAAATCAGCACCAGACAGCCGCTCTGCAACCTTTGCATTGATGCCGATTGCATCCTGAATTGCACCGAGATTCCGCTTGCCGCTGACATTCTTGTTGTTGACAGTCACGATGGGAATCTCAAAGGTACCAGCATGGGGATAACGGATCAGTGCAAGCCTGGTGCCATTCTCATAGGTGGGGCAATAAGCCTCGGTCTCCTTGATCTTATTGATTGGCAGGATAACCTTCGTGGACTGACCCGGGAAAGCAGATGCCTTCAGGGTCATAGATGTTCCTTCAACCGTATCAGCAAAATCATTGAGCAGTTTCTTCTTGACCGTAGGATTATCGTACCGCATGATTTCATCATATTGGGCTTTATAATCCGCAACAGTAAGGTTAAGCTGGTTCTCGATCAGCTTCTTGGGCTGCTTGGAAAGGAACTGAGAAGAGACATTCCGAGACATCGTGTCCCAGTCGCCCTCCTCCTTCAGCTTGTTGATCGGCGAGAGGTGCTCTTTGCCGTCATCACCGATATACATACTCTGGCCGTTAGCCTTGATAGCTGCGCCAAACGGGTTGTCAGGATCCGCTTTTGCTTCTTTAAGGACCTTCATCTTGGGCGTGCCAGAAGGCTTATTGGTGTTGAACATAACGTCCACACCATCTGGCAGATCGTCAGAATACACTGCCATGCCCTTCAGATAATGGTCGCCGTCAACAAGGATGCGAACCTGCGCATAATGGCTCTTGCCGAGATCAAGGTCAGGAACCCCACGGCGAATCTCCATAACGCCGTCTTTATCCAGGCCGCCTTCGTCGCCATAACGAATCGCAACGCGACTGGAGTCCAGACTGGAGGGGCGCTGAAGCTTCGTAAAAGTATCGCCGCCATCATCTGTATGATAATCGCCAAGTGAATCGATCTGTTCCTGATGATTGTAGGCATACTTCTGATCGAACTCTGGTTTCGCAAGCACCATGATATTGGTCTGCTGGCGATTGTTTGTCGGTTGCTTAATGCCTACGCCGTAACGCTTATAACCGTATTCGGCCTCTAACGTATATACTGCATCCTGAAGTTCAGTATCAGTTACGCCCAACGCAAAGTTTGCGCCCTCCGAAACATCGATCATTCCCTTTTTATCGACTTCTTTTTTCAGAGTTTCGGCGATGTTTTTTGCACGCTGTGCCTTTTTGTCTGCATTTCCGGCATATTTGGATCGAACACTTGATTCGCTCATGCCAAGTTGGTTGGCAATTTCAGTCCAGCCAAGGTGATCTTCGTCTTTCAGCTTATGGATCTGCTCGTATTCTGAGGTTTTCCGCTCATGAATGGCAGTTCGCTTTGCCACACGGAACTCGGACAGGCTCATCTGATACTCTTTCGGAAGAGAGTCGTTAATGCTCTCCAGAATATCTTTCTCAGACAATCCCTTCTTCTTCAGAACCTCAATGCGAGACAGGAAATCGCCGGAATGCTGATACGGGTTATCGCCGGAGCCCCAAGGATAGCGACCAGAATGTCGCTTGGTACCATAGTGCTCCAGGATATTGCTTTCGGAAGTGATGCCAAAATAAGAACGGAGGTCTTTTTCAATCGGATTCATGCTGCCACTCCTAACAAAATATCAGTGATGATCGGGTCGAACTCTTTGATTTTAGCGATGACGGGGCTGATTTCCTCTTCAGTGGGGTTCTCGACCCAAACTTCATCGTTCTGGTAGATACGGAGCTCCATCCGAATATCTTTCGGGTGGTATCCGTACTCCAGACAGAACAGAGCGGCATAAATATAGAGCTGCTCCATGTGTGCAGGAACAGCTCCGGTTTTTAAGTCGTGAATGCGAAGGAACCCATCGTTGAACGAAATGGCATCCGCAGTTCCATAGCAGTTGTCGCTGTAATACAGCACCTGCTCGGTATCCATGCGGAAACCAATGGCATCGTTCACGTAGGTATTGAGGGTTTTCTTGTTCTTCGGCAGTTTTTGCTTCAGATCAATGCACTCTGCTGCAAATGCGTGCAGTCGTGTTCCCCGTTCCTTCGCCTGGTAATTAAGAACTGCATTGGTCAATCTATCTGCGTCATAGTTCAACCAATGGTAGTTACTTGCTCCGAGGAGGGCATGTTTCCCCGTGAGCCTCGAATGATCTCGCCAGTTCATTAAGAACTTCCTCCTTGTTTTCGGGATAGATAAAGGCCGCAAAACTCATCTCGTCCATCTGCTGAACGTAATAGTCCTGATTTGGACGATGAGATGCACTTGCCGACTTCTTGCCCTCCAATGCGCCCCATGTTGTGCCGTAGAGAACCAAGAGATCGGGGATTCCCTGAATCTCGTTTGGGTCAAGATGGACAACCATGCAACCAGGAAAGCGTTCTTTCAGCTCCTTTATCAATCCTGTCTTGAATTTGTTTTCGAGCATGATACAACCTCCAAAAATAAGAGGAATAGTGCATCCTGAGACGCATTCTATTCCCCCCATAAAAGGGGATGTTTTTCTCGCGTGAGTTTTTAGGAAAAAATGTGAATTTTTAGGAATTTTCAGAGCAAAAGAAAAAGCCCCTGCGTTTTTCGCGCAGAGGCATAAAATGCAAATATCAATCTAACCATTCCGACTCAGGCTCAAGATTATCATCTGGATAACTGGCTTCTTCTGTCGGCGATGAGAGGATATCAATATCTTGATTTTCAATCTCATTACCGCATTGATTGCATTTCCAGATGTCGCCGCAATGTGCAAGCATCTTGTGGCACTCCCAGCACCAATGCTCACCGGTATCCTGATCATAACCTGGAGTGTGAATCACTCGATACTCAAATGAGCCATCCGGGTGTTTCAGCCATAATACTGGAAGACCAAGTTCTAGTGTGGTATAAGTCCAAACCTCATCGCCATTCGGAAGAACATCTCGCCCTTCAAAAGAGCGGTCGTGTTCGCGCCATTTTCTTGCCAGCTCATCCATGTAGCTCATGGTTTTCACCTCGTAGAATCAGAAGCGTTACGTTCGTACACTATGGTTCTATGATACACCCTTGGGCGCGCATTTGCAAGTAAAACCCGCTGTGGCCAAAAACCCGTTTTTTATCCTCTATTACTATATATATTTTTTCATTTTTTTAAGTAAGTTAAAGAAAAAAGTGGGTTTTTGGCCAAACGGCATATTTTTAACGTACTTACGTTAAATTTTGTGTCCATTTTTATAAAAATTTTTGGCCACAAAGTGGGTTTTTGGCCAAAAAAATGTCACTTTTTGACGTTTTCTCGAAAATTCCCAAAAATTGCGAAAAATAAAATGGGCAGAAATCGTTCATTTAATAACGCCAAGTGTTTCCAAAATTGCGCCTATCATTAAAATTCCCAGTCCACCAAGCGTTATTCCTAATGACACCTTGATAATTGCAAAGGCACTTTTCAGATCTTCCTTTCGTTTCCGTTCCTCAAACTCCATCTTCTTAAGCTCAAGTTCTTTCGCATCCTTGGACTCTTGGATTCGTGCTTCATCCACAAACCGATGTGTCTCCTGATAGTCATCGAGCCGAACCTTCGTCCCGCAGAACTCACAGAACATGAAATCTCGGTTGTCATCCTTCACCGTAAGATCCGCACCACAGCCAGGGCATTTTACCGTCCGTGCCATAAAAGCACCTCCTATTCGTCATGTATTTAGGATATCATGTGCTCTGCCCATAGTCAAGTAAATCAGGGTGGTCTCACCCAAATAACATTTTTATCCAGTTTCATACTTTAATCCTCAATCTCAAACATCACATTCTCCGGCGAGATGATCGTATCGCACTTCTTACCTTTGAACCGAAACCTAACAAACTGGTTCGTCAAACCGGAAATTTTCTCAACCAGTCCGTATTCACCGCTAAAATTAGCCACGATCTTAGCCCATACTCTCCCCTGCTTGGCCAGCTCGTTAAATTCACCCGCGGTCATTACCCACACTCACCTCCGTCATCAAATTTCTCCCCGCTGCATACAAGAATTTCTTCAGCGACAGCACCTTAATATCGTACGTACTCTTCAAATTCTCCAGCTCAACATTGACCCCACCAGAGCGATATTCCGCCATATCCAATGCATACCGCATCCGGCGATCCGCAACACCAGGGCTGCAATTGAACTTATCTGCCAGTGATGCCTCGATATCCCTCATGGACATAAATCGGTGCGAGTTCAAGTCATCGACGACCATCTCCACAGCCTCGCCCATCAGCTCCCCGCCGAAGGTCAGCATGGGAACTTTCAACTTAGCGAGAAAATCATACGTTCTTTGCTGCATTTCTTATCACCGCATCCTTTCCCACTTAGGTTTTCATAATAGCATTTGCTGCATGAACCAGATATGTGGTACCGTCAATCGTGATTTGCAGCTGATCGCCTTCGTAGTCAGTCCAGTTGTCCACTTTGCCTTGAACAATAGTTCCATCGGGCAACTTAATCTGTGCCCAGGAATAGGTAAATGTCGTATCAAACACCCTATAGTTTCCGCAACTGCATAGCCCGAGGCAGCCAACGAGCATCATCAGACATGCAACGACGCAAATAATACGATTTTTCATAATCAATCACCTCAACCAAATATCATGTAAATCAAAAGCAAGAACCATCCTGTATATCTGATGATTCTCTGTTTTTCTTCGCCGATGTTCTCAGCAAAAGACATTCCAATTGCGATAGCTTGCAAAATAATGCTTGCGAGCAGCACAATTCGCATCACTTCACCATACTTCCTTTCCGTGTCTGGTCATCCGCAGGCCAGTACGTGTAAATATCATCGAACACCACCGGGATCTTCTTCTGGAGTTCCATCAGCAGCGGGCACATGAGCTCCCGCATCTGAGGATGGGCCGCCACAGGAGTACGCAGCTTGAAGATGTTGCGCCACTCACGGTAGTTGGCCGTCACCACGATCTCGGTCTTCAGGCACAGCGGCAGCACACAACGGGCCTGTTCGGGACGCATACCGAGTGCGATCATATCCTTATAAAGGATTTCCGCAGATTCGCAGGAATCAAGCCAGGTGCTGCCAGGCGTATATTCTGTGCTTTCACGTTTCTCGTCAGTGTCGGTCACATCAATATAATACGGCCGAATAAAGCTCAGCTCCCCGCCAAACTTCTCCTTCGAGTAGTTGCAGTACCGTGTGCTCTCTTGCGCAAAGCTTGCAATACGGTGCCGTGCCAACTCGTTGGCAATGGCCCGGTCACAGGTAAACAGCACGGACAGCTGCGAATGCTCCAGCATAGCCTCATGCCCCTGCTTCACCAGAAAGCCCACCAGTTTCTTTGCCGACTCACCATCCGGCGTGATCTTGTCCTCGCTCTTGTAGCAGACCCGGGCCACCCGCTCGATCTGCTGGAGCTCCTTAATGCCTCCCTCAGAAATATCAGTGAGGATTTCATACTTAGGTTCAACGATTTTCATAATTAGTTCTCCTTTTCATCAATGAATCAATGATTTCAAGCTGCCGCAGGCTCTTTCCATTACCTCTTTGGGCCACCATACTGATGCCAATATCCTCGATCGGGATAATGTATCCGAGATGAGCCAGTTGCTTATGGTCGCAAGTTTCCACCTTCGGACACTTCTGGCATTTAGGTGCAAGTATCGTAAGTGCTCCGAAGTCGTTGTTCATGTTGTCCACTCCGATATCATTTTGCATTCCCAATTCCCACAGATATCACCCGAAGCATGTTTCTTTGCAAACGCCATGCCCTTCTTGATGGCCTCCTGCTTATTTTCTGCTTTGACCACGAAACCCTGATGCCCGCCACCATTGTCCGTGCACTCAAACCAAAACGTGTGCATCTTCATATAAAATCCTCCAAAATCGAGTTAAGCAGAATCTCCAGCACCCGGTTTATGCCCGCCACCACTCGATATGGCCACGGTTCTTTCGGTTCCACCCGGGCAGGGTTATCAGACTTTCTCAGCGCGCCATAAAGCCACCTGTCGAACTGCCCAAGTGAAATATCATTCTCCATACACCATTCACGGGCATCTGCGTAGCTAATGTCGCCATTCATGCAAAGCTCGACCACATCACGCAACGTAGCGTTCGGCTTGATCAGGATATCTTTTTTAAGCTCGTAATCCTCAAAATACAAGTCCTCGCGTGACCCGTCAGCCCTGTGAATAACTTGCGCAAAAGCTTTGCCATCCGCATAAAGCGTCGTAACATCCTCATCAATGTCGATTCGAGGAATGTCGTACCTCCATATGGCCTCAACAACTTCTTCGTAGTCAATCATATCGCACCTCACAGCAGAATCCGGAACAAAATGAACCAGATCACCTTCAGCGTGAACGCAATAATGATCAGCCATGCACAAATAACCAGCGTTGCCGCCAGAATATGACCCAGCATATGGCCGATTTTTTCCCAAGTATTATTAGTCACCGATATCCACCCTTTCAAATCCTGTAAAAACACCGACACCAATATTTCCATTATCACAGATGTGAACAGCTTTGTGGTACATCAATTCTTTTGCTTTATTAAATGTTTCCTCTTCATTATGATAGCGATTACCCACTTCAAACTCTCGCTCACAGAAATTGCAGAAATATGTAGGGCAGTAGAAAGTTGTCATACCGCACACCTCCTCGCAGCATCCAGACGGCTCTCCGCAGCGTTCAGCTCGAAGATAGCAGCCGTGATAAACTCCGGATCGCAGTTCTCAAAGTGGTTCCGGGCCACCTCAAGATCCCGCATGGCATCTTTCAGCGTGTTGACTGTCGAAACCATCGGCTCTGTCCAGAGTATCTTTTTGACGAAATCAACGATTTTGCGCAGCATTTCTACACCTCCACATCTTTGTAACCTGACGAGCCGTGAGCCAGCCCTCAACATCATCAAGGCCAAGTGCCTGCCTACCCATCACCTCGATAAGCCCCTGCTCAAAGCCATAGGAACCCCAACCCCAAATGCCATCCCAGATACGATTTCCAGCAGCATCATATGCAGTGATTTGCTCACCACCATCGTGTCGTCCGCCCGGAAGATACTCCTGACAGTCTGGTCTGTCCATCTCTGGCCAGCGACGTTCATAAGTATGCGGAACCTTAGCGTGCTTCAGCAGAATATCCAACTTCTGCATCTCGGTCATATGATTCCAAACCCGGAGTTTCCAGGTTTTCTTAGACATGTTTCTCATTTCTGCATTTCCTTTCGTCAGCCTCCATGGTCTTTGCGATTTTATGCTGAATATAAAGCACACAGCCAGCCTGACTATCACACCCGAATGAAGCCAATAGTCCAGCAATAGCATTCAAAGAGTTCAAATCCTCTTCAGCAAATATCATTTAGCGTTCACCGTTCCTCCTGATACTCTACAATTTTAGATTTGGAATCAGTCATATACCTTATATTCCATATTGCTCACATGGGCGATGGTATCGTAGTTATCACCCTCAAAGCGAAACCTTGCCATACCGTTCGAGGTTAAATCAGAGAACTTTTCTAAATATCCGCTTCGTCCGGGCCAAGGGCGGATGATTTTCATGAAGACCTTATGGGTCGTGGCTTTTTCCTGAATCTCGTGCATTTGAATCGCTCCTTTTTGTTACAGTTCAGAAAATAAAGAGCCGCAGATTTCTCCACGGCTCCATAATGAAGTCAGTCCAACACCCTCATATCATCGAGAATATCACTCAGTCTTTCACCATTTTTCTTTCTCTTATCGATTTCCAGCCATTCTTCGTTCGTCAGTTCTCGACGCAATTTCCAGTAATGTCCCAAACTTCTGTCGTAGCAGTACAAATCCTTCAGATTCTGCTCCTTGGCCAGTGCCGCGTGCTTCGACAGCATTTTTGCTCCTGCTGCAATTCCGCCCACAACAACCGGACCATAAGTAATAATCTGCTCTTTGTGCTCATAACACCAAGTCCGTGCTTTTACCTTTTTGTCCTGGAACCACTCCCGAATTTGAGCTTTCTTTCGTGCTCTTTCGAGTTCTTCCATAGTGTAAACCTTTGCCATAAATATTTCTCCTTTATAGTCAGTATTTGGATTTCTCCATAAAGGAGTCTGTTATTTTCGCGTCTTCTCCTCGAACTTCAAAGGCTTAACCGTCCCCTCCCGCGCACACTCCGTTATGCACTCGTTGCAGGGCTCGTCCGTCTCCAGCACCTTGAAGTTCTTGCATTTCGGGCAGTAAGTCGCATAGTCCACTTCGCGCATCCAGTCACTCATCTGTCTTTTCCTCCGTCATATTTATGCAGTGTGTATCTCCGGCAAATTTCGCACCTAGCATAGCGGATATTGGGGTAATACCTTGAGTATCTTTCAGCTTCATCCCATTTACAGAGGGCTATTGTACGCTTGCAAGCACAGTCTTTGCATACAATTTTTATTCGATCATTCATCAGACTTCGCCACCTTCTCGACAATAACATGCGGCGTTAAAACTCCACAAATCGGACATGTCAGCAGTCTGTCATGCACTGTAGAGCCTGTAAATCCATTGTCCCATGATTGCTTGAAGATTCCTCGTACATCTCCGCATTTAAGACATTTTACATTTACAGCTGACCAATCAGGCGGAGTAAGTTTCATTTCAGGAATAATAAATTTCTTCTTCAGAAAGTCTCGCTTGACCTCAGTCACAAACCTATCATCCAGCTCCGGGTGCGTCTCCCGCTGGTTCAGTGCCCAGAGCAGGTTCCAACAGGCAGCTCGAAGGTGGTCCTCGTCGTCCATTCTGACCATGTACTTTGCCAGATGCCGAGAAGCGCTGTCCAGCAGCGAATGCAGCGGAATACCCTTGTCCACATTGTGTTCGCCATACTTCAGTGCGCCCTCTTCGCAGTGCTTGCTGACTTCCATGATGCCATACCAAGGCAGAAGGTCCATCCGTCCCTTCCCTGCGTGCATGTCACGCTTTGCACCAGTTTCAAATTCGGTGCGATCTCCAGAATCCTTAATCATTTGTTTGCCTCCTCCAATTCTTTGATGCGAGCCCCAAGTGCACCAACCGTTGATAATAGGCCCATGAAATGAGCGAAATTCTCATCGGTGTGCATCTTGAGAATGATTGCAGCACAAATTGGATTTTCTCTTTTGTATTCTGCAATCACTTGGTTGTAATTATCAATCTGGTTTTGCAACTCTTCGATGCTCGTGCATTCGCCTACGTCATGGATTGTTTCGATCATCACTGTCCTCCATAAAATTTCCTCTCATTAAACGCTTTCTTCGAGTTCAGGGCTCTCGAAATTGCCAAATCAATACCGCTCCTGCTCTTCAGATGGTAGTAGTACAGATCCTTGTACGGTGTATTCAGCCGGTCGATACGCCCCGAGGCCTGCCCCATGATCTTATATGAGTAGTTCTGGCTGTAAAATATAATAGTGTCCGTCTTGATGCAGTTCCAGCCTTCAGCACCGGCATTGTACTGCACCAGATACACCCACCTATCACCTTCAGGAAGCGGCTGATGCTTGTGCCCGTTCCATTGTGCAACTTCGGTGTTCTTGCCATAGTCCAGACCCATCAGAATATCAAGCTCATAATCGAAATTATAGAAGATAATGACCCTAGGTCTGCCTTTACAAATATCCAGCACTTTTTCTTGTCGGCTTGCATCAGCGTTCACCAACTTCCGCAGCAGATAGCAGAACTCGCTGGCAGTCTCGATTGGCTTGTTCTCCCAGAGGTTCCACCGGTTCTTGCAGATCGACAGATACTTCACCTTGTCGTAATCCACAAATACATTCTCATGGTGTGAGACAGTCGGCCGCTCGAAGTCCATGTCAACCAGAATCCGTTCCCGCAACCGTACCAAGCGCTGGGTATTCAGATACCGGTCGATCTTCGGGTACTTCGTGCAGAATTGGCTGTATACCACATGCTGGTTGTTGAAGTCCGTTCTGTTTCGATAGAACCCATTGGCGATGAACACCGGGATATAATCCGTCCAGCAGTCCCCGGGGGTGGCGCTGAGCAGAATCCACTCGTTATTTTGCGTAATTTTGTAGAAAGACTTCACCCATGCGCCCTTTCCAACGACTCGCTGTTCGTCAAAAATAAAGAACGCATTCTTCACGCCAACGTATTTTCCGATGTTGTTCCAGGAATCCACCACGACCTTGTGCTCGTAAATATCATGCTCTGGATCTGTAGACATATAGAAATGGGCCAGTTCTTCGTCCCACTCGCCAGTATCCCGTTTTCGGGCAGTCGTGATGATGTAAAGATCCGGGGGCTCTGTCATACGAACATAATTCTCTGTGTTCACCTTGCCATCGTAAAGTTTGTAATAGAACGCCAAACTCGTTCTCGATTTTCCGCTTCCTACGCCTCCACATAGGATGCAGCCGATTTTCATACGGTTGATCGCATCCAATTGGTAGTCGTAGAGCGTTACACCTGCCATCAGGTCGCTCACCTCATTTCCAACGTCACATAAATGTCACTTTTCTTGCAGTGATTCTCGTAGGCCAGAAGCGAGATCGTCGCCTCTTCCTCATCTTCGCCCTCCCCTCTGACGGTATAAGCAAAGAGCTCTTTCCGGTGCTTTCTGAACACCTTCCAGAGCTCTTTTTTCTTAGTAAAGTCCGTGCTTTTTGCAGTAGGACGCATATTGCAAGCCCTCCTTGTCTGCTTCGCGCATGATTTCTGACAGTGTGAGCTTTTTAGGCTTTTCTTCCGTCTTTGGCATTTTACGCGGTATGGTGTCCCGACATTTATCGCAGTACAATCTTTTTGACGGAACCTGGTACATCATAGTGCCGCATTTTTTGCAAGCCTTATCTACTCTGCGAAGTCCGCCCATAAATATCACACCTCCTCAAAATGGCAGAAGTCCGTGTAATAAACCAGGTCGTAATCCAGCGGATGGTTGTTCCAGTCGTAGTTCTGCTCGTAATCAGCAACCTCATCACGCTCGTCGAGTTCGCGGCAAATATCATCGTTGTGCTCATAGAACCATTCCAGCGGAAGGTCGAACTTGTCGCACAGTTCCGGAATATCAAAGGCCCAGCAGCCGTAGTTGGTGTTCTGTGTACCCTCCGAAACCATGTAATCGACGATCTCTTTTATTTTTTCTCTGCTCATAATCCTTACTCCTTTTGTTATTCAAATATCAGGCTCTCTGGCCCGGTTGCGAGTCATGCGGGGATCGAACCCACCGTACAGCCCATGCTAATGACTCAAATAAAAGAGCCCCAGATTTCTCTAGGGCTCTCATGTGCTTATTCTTCAGGTGTACAATAATCAACGTAGAGATGCGCTTTGCCTTCGCTATCCGTGTAGGTGACGAACTTTCTCGGCTGATGGAACATCTTCTCGTACCTCTCGACGAACTCCGGCAAAAGCTCACCGAAATCATCCTCCGTGAGGCCTACAATCAGGAATGTTCCAACGATAATATCAATGGAGATACCATAAGGGCCGTCGAGCGTCCGGTTGAGTTTCTCCATGCAATCATCATGCAGCTTTCCTTCTTCGTTACAAATCAATGCCACCTCATCATCCCACGGGTAAACAGCCTGAATTGGGCCTTCCACCTCTTTCTGGAGTGATTCCAGAGAACAGTCAATGTCGATCACTTCAGGGTAATGCTTTGGGCGAACCCTCAGAACTTTCATACTGTCAACCTCCCAAATTGCACATCAAAAATATAAATCGAGCTGTTTCCTTAGAGCCGCCATTTTGCGACGTGGGCACTCACCGACTGGGCATTCGACCAGGGACTGACCCGGCACTCGAAAAATATCAATGATCAATAATAGCTGTTGTACTTCCGGTTGGCTTTTGCACGAGCTTCCGTAACATCAGGGGCTACAAAACCAAAGTTGATCACGTAGCTCGGGATATTGTACGAACGTGCAACCAGGTTTTCGATCGCACAGCCACGGAACGCCTTCTCCTCATCGTAGATCCCGATAAAGTAGTCTGCATCCGCCATCTTCTTGATGCTCTCACCAAGGTACCAGACTGCCCGATTCGCATCAGCCGGAGGATCATCAGAAATATAAGTCTGGATTACCTCCAGCTCCTCGCCAAACACAGCCTCAGCAATATGGTGCATCTGCTCCATGGTTGCTCGGATTTGTGCTTCAGTGCGCCCTTTCATCGGTGCGCTGATAAATAGTTTCTTCATACGCTTCACCTCAGAACGGAATTTCGGTGTTGTCGCTCGGCTCTGCCATGTCTGCTTCAGGAGCTGCAAACTGGGCATAGCGCTCTGCATACGGATCAGCATCCGCATCCTGCTCAACGTACATCACATCCGCATACAGGCTGTACTCGCCGGGTGCGTTCCGCTTCTCGACAAGGTTTGCCTGGAGACAGACGTTCTTGACCCGGATAAAGTCCAGCTGGCCGATCGTGTCCATGTTGCAGAGCAGGCGCTTGCCGGAAGTGGTGACCCAGTAGATATGCGGGGGCCACTTGGAATCCATGTTGATCGTCACCGGCACGAAGTAGGTCGGAACGAACGGCTCGTCGTAGGTACGCTCAGGATTCGGATTGGTCTGACGAACCTTCACGCCGAGATCCATGAGGTGATTCACCAGCTCCATGGTCGGGATCACCACGTTGACGCGGCGCTTGTCCGAGCCAAAGCGATCACGGCTGGGATCACCGCTGAAGTTGGTGGTAAAGATGAAACGGGTATCGTCGATATTGACTTTCTGGCGCTTGGTGTACATAAATATCAGTCTCCTTTTTACTTGTTGAATTCATTTTCCAGAATTTTCAGATCTGCCACGAGTGCTGTCAGGTGGAGAAGTGTACCAGACTGATTGTTGCTCGCGGCCGCGCTGAGAAACTTCTCAAAATCCTTATTTGCCTCAGAACTGTACTTTTTCAGCACATCCAGATCAACAGCTTTTCCGGCAGCAGTCTTCCCGGGATACTTCTTCCCGCTCTTCTCGACCCAATTCTGGATCTCCTTGTAATAACTGCCCTTGTTGCCGCCGCAACGCTTTGCAATCGCCATGGCCAGCCCCTTCTCCGGGTCGAAAACATCCTTCTCGCTGCACTTCACAACGGTCTTGGAACCATCCGACCAGTAAACGATCGTGGCCGGAGGAGCAAAGATAACGTTCTTGATACTTGCTGCGGTCATATTGGTTTCCTCCTTCTTTTTGGTTGCCTCTTCCATCACACAGTTAGCCCAGTGCATGTAGCGCATAGAATCGAACGCCGACTCTTCCCGCTTCCGAATACGCCAGTCACCCTGACGGTCACGCAGAAGATCACCCGGATTGAACTGGAATGTTCTTCCATCTTCCAGCTCAAGATTCATTTGAGCAGAACCCAGTTTAGTGTAAAAGTTATCGACAAACCCGATATGATGGCCATAGGGGTCATACAAACTTCCATGACACATAAAATATCACCTCACGTCAAAATTTCTTGCTGCTTCTTCCTGCGCATCGCTCCAGGGAAGATCCGGCGCTGTCCAGGGAGCAACACCATCGTCACCAACGAACCAGTTGAAGTCGCCGTACTTGGAGATTTCCTCAACTGCCTCATCGACTTCCCGGTTGAAATATCTTTTATCGATATCCTCCTGCATCTGGAGCTGATAGACCGCCTCGCTTTCCAGCCAGCGGTAATCCTTTGCTCCGGTCACAGAAGCATATTTCCGTTCGCCGGTATCCGTCAGGCCCGCTTCCCGCAGCAGCAGAGCGCCGCCCTTTCCCGGCATGATCGGGCAGAACTGTCCCACGCGTCCCACAAAAATATAATTGTGTTCGCCTTCAGGCAGGTCCTCGTTCTTGTCGAGATAGATAGCGCCCTTGGAAACGGTCTTTGTCTCGCAGAGGTCGGTGAACTCGATCTTCTCCTTGGAGAACAGGGTCTTGAACACATACGGCACCTGGAACTGGGTTCCCGTCGCCGTCCATTCGCCGCCTTCGTCCTTGCAGTCGCCCGGGATATAACCGTAAAGCGCCTCACAGCGGTCCGCAGTCATGTATTTCGCAATATAAACGGCATTGTTTACCAGACACATCCGCTCGTAGGTTGCCTCATGCTCGAACGTGTAGCCGTACTTTTTTGCAAAATCCATGCAGTACGCAATGATTTCCGGGGTCGCATCGGGGATCTTGATCGAATCCGTTTTGATATGCGCGACCTTAAAGCCGCGCTGCTGCACTTCATCCTGCAAAGTGCGCATAAATAAAGCCCCTCGAAGTGCAACAATGTTGTTGGCGTTCTTGGGGTTGCGGAACGGGTTGTCGAAGCTTGCACTGGTCAACCCGTAAACCGAGTTGATGGCGATCTTCAACGCCTGCGCCAGAGCTTTTGCCTGCTGCGGATCATCGAGGTACTTTGCCAGTTTGCCGCCAAAGAGTCCCTTTGCCTTCTCGTACTCGCCGTGCTTGACGTAGATTCGTACATCCATCAGGTCGTTGAAATGCTTGGTGTACTCACCAAAGTAGTTCATGGCAACAGCCGAATGCGGATGCAGCGACGCAACGTCCAGCAAAGCTACATTCGTGTACATTCCTGGCTCAGCGTAGACATAACCACCCATGCCCAGGTCTGTGCCCCGGAACATGTTGTGGTACTTGCCGTCCTCGCCCTTGGCCCACTCGTAACCGGGAAAGGCATTGATGATGTTGCAGTCGGTCAAAATATCAGGCTCGACTTCCACGATCGCATCGGATTTTCCCGTAGCAAGGTCGGTGTAGACCAGCCGGGGGTGCTTTTCCTTGCCGAAAATAATGCGTGTTGTCAGCGAGTTTGTCGTGTCGTTCACCGTCATCCCGGCAAGGTCTGCCAGGATCTCTCGCGCCACAAAGTCTGCCTGACGCTTTTTCGAGTAGAACAGGGTCTCGGTCGCGATCACGTCGTTGTCGCAATACTCGGCCACCTTGTCCCACAGGCTCTTCGGCACCGGCTGATCCCACGGAAGCCCAAGCTCCTGATGGTGGATCCCTAACTCGATTTCAAACTTCTTAAGGCTCTGTTTTTTCGACGAGAAGTCGTAAATATCAGTGTAGGACAGGTTGTACGCCTCACCAAAGAAGCCAGTGTGTTCGTTGATGATCCGGTTGGACAGCGCATAGATCTGCTCCACCGACATCCCGATCATGCGGGCCCAGAGGATATGGTTGTCGTACTTGCGGTTGTTGAAGCCGACCAGCCGATACTTTGTCAGGGTCTCGATCTCCTCCGGCGTAGGATTCACCATGCGGTGTACAGGCTCCTGCTTGGCAAACTTCCAGTTCACGAGCAGCAGATTCGGGAACACCTCCACGTCGAAAAATATCAATGGCGTTTCCTCCCCCACAGGGGCCTCCCGCTGAATATCATCCTTCGACTTGAAGTGCATCTTCGCCACGATCTTCAGGCAGGTGTCCGCCTGGTTCGTGCTGCTGGCGGCAAAGCCCAGGATCGCATTCCGCATGTCGTCCACGTTGTAAACGACATTGCCCTCGTAGGCTTCGTCCATGATGTGTGCAATAAAGTCAATGCTGGGCTTCGTATAGGGGCTGATCTCCTTGGCAAGGGCTTTCTTGATGAGGATACGCAGGTGCCGCTCATCCTGGATCTGCTTTGTATCAACCATTTTCGTTTCTCCCTTCAGTGGCAGGCCGCTGCTGATGGTCGCAACCGGAATATCATTGCATTTCGACAGTTTTCTCCGCAGAGAGGACTTCCCAGTGAACACCTTGACCTCGATGTTCTCGTCGTAGATCCTGCTCAGCTTCGTTGCATCGCCGGTGTAAATATAATGCAGGTGGATGCCCGCACCAGATTTGCTCAGCTCCGCATAGGTCTGGGGCCATTTGGAGGCAGCTTCCAGGTTGCGCTCGAAGCTCTTTTTTCCATCCGGCCCGGGAATATCAAAGTCGATGACAATGTGATTCTCCGGAACTTTCACGTAGTGCAGTCTCGAAGCATCCAGTTCGGCCAATTTTGACTCGACATTCTCCCATTTTCGCATCGGAATGCCATCGTCTGTCGCATACTGTGCAGGGCAGTCCTTGCAAATATCATTGAAGAGAGAATGCTGCTCCTTGAACTCGATCCATGACGTTTCCGGCTCGGCAGTGGGTTCTTCTGCCTTCACAGGTTCGTCAAGGAACTCTTTGAATTTCTCCGCTTTGAAGCCGCTGTAGTAGCTCCGCACCCGCTCGCCGTTCACGGTCTCCGCGCGTTCCTTGTACTCCTCGAAGTAGTTCATCAGCTCTTCCCGGAACGCACGGCGTGAGTATGGGTACGCCACCTTTGCCTCGTCATTGTAGGTGTTGTACATCGCCCAGGCCCGCTTCAGGGATACGCCGTCCTCCTTCTTGAAAATATAAAAGGAATCCAGCATGAAGTTGTAAAAGTCGTTCGATGCCCCCAGCATACGGGTCGGAATATAATCATCGTAGAGATGCTTGTTCTGCTCGTATACTTCCTTGCAGTGCCATGCGATGCCGCCCAGCTCAAAGTCCACCTTCGCTACAAGGTCACGGTACTTTTTTGCAGGGATCTTTTCGCCGGTAGGTTCCACATCGATCAGTCGTCGGATCAGGCCCGATTTTGCATCCGTGATCTTAACGGGCTTGTTGGTGCCCAGAAACATGAAACACTTGAACTGGCTGGAATACTGGCTGCGGAACTTCTCGTTCACCAGCATGGTCTCGTGGGATACCAGCGAGTTCAGCCGGGTGTTGTCCTCGATGCGGGAAAGGTCACCGTCGTGCTGAATCGCGATCAGCGGGTTCGATTTGAACGCCTCCAGCGCAAACGCATTGGACGATGACCCCAGCACCTTGGAGTCGAACACCGACCAGTACCCGTCGAAAAGTTTCTGGACGATGTTCAGCACAGTCGATTTACCGCTGCCGGGTGGGCCATAGAGCACGAGGAACTTCTGGATCTTGCGGGAATCGCCGTTCACGATCGCGCCAACTGCCCATTCGATCTTCTTTCGCTCCTCGGGAGAATATAAGGTAGTCATCAGCTCGTCGTAGGCGCTGATGTTCCCCTCCTCCAGAAGATACGGCAGCCGCCTCGACGCATAGCTTTCCTTCTTGACCGGGGTGTTCGCAAATATCAATGTATCGTCAAGGGTGTGGTAGTTGTCCCGCATCTGACGCTGACAGTATTTGTGCCAGTTGTCGATCATCCCGCTCTCCGCGTCCCACATGTGCAGAACACGGTAGCTGTCATTGAAGACCTGCTTGTGTTCCTCCGCGTAAATATCCAGAGCGCGGTCGATCATCTGGAGCGCATCCTGTTCGTCCGTGCTCCAAAGCCCCCGCTCTTCCATCCAGACCGCGTAAAAATCAGAACCCCGGATCATCAGGTCTTTCGACTTCTTGATGATGAATTTGGGATAAATTTCGATTGTCCCGCGTTTTCCCGTCCGCGTTGCAATCATCAGGAAATCAATCATTTGTAACTGACTTCCTCCTTTCTCCGAGGTTTTTATACGTCTTTCTCTTTCTGGAGGGTCATCTGGGCCAGCGCTGCCTCTGCCTCGCGGGCACGCTCATCGGCTTCCTTGCGCTGCTTTTCCGCCTCGTTCACCATCTTGCAGGAGACAAAGCCAAACCACAGCAGGCCAGCGATGAGAATGTTCTTCCGGATGCACTTGCCCTTCATGCGGCGGATGGTGTGATTGGCCACCTCCAGTGCAGCCTTGCTGTTGCTCAGGTCGATCAAAATATCAGTCAGTTCCATTGTCAATTTTCCTCCAGTAATTCGGGTCAGCCAGGATCAGCCGACCAATGTTATTCTCGTCTCGACACGCCGTGATTCGCAGCATCACATGGGAATCGTCGAGTATCTTCTCAACGAATCCTTCCATAGGGATGCAGATTTTTGATTCATATGTCATCAAAACTCATTCTCATTCAACCAGCTCATCAACTGGTACCAAATATCAATGGTACGCATGTCGATGGATGTACGGGTAATCGTAAAGAGACCGCCAGCCCCGTTCGGTTCGTAGTCCCGATCCATAAACCGGGCCAGGATCGGTTCCGCGCGCTCTTCGCTGAAACGGGTGTCGTCCATGGCAGCCAGGCCCAGACTGACGACCATGCTCCAGAACCACTGCCCCACACGGTTGCCCATGCTACGGTCTTCCATGATGTGCTCCTCGATGCGGATCGCCAGCGCCACCATCATCTCCAGCATAGAGCAGGGTACGCCCTGAAATACCGCATCGATCTTCCCGTACGGAATATTATTCTCCGATGCAAAGCGGTACCGCAGGTTGATGCCGTCCGTTGCCCGGCAGACATCCATTTCGCACGCCGGAATATAATCCCGGTTAAAAAGATACATCAGTAAGCGGTGAAAACTGAGGTTCCGGGGTTCCCATTCGCCGCAGACGATCTTGTAGAGCCAGTCATAATACTGCTCCGTCTCCCTCATAAAGTTCATTCATCCTCCTCATCGTCGTGGTTGCCGGGCCAGTTCTCCCGAACCCGGAGAATCTCGTAGTCCTTGTGGTAGTTGTGGTTACGGACATGAACAGCGCTCGGTGCGAACTCGCCAATGCGGTCCAGTGCCTCGTTGCCGATGATCTTCGGAATATCATCGTCGTCCACGGGCTGATCCTCCGTATCGAACACCAGCTTTCCGTCCGCATAGTAAGTCAGGAAGGAAGTCTCGTAGTCGTCCAGCTCACCAAACTGATCCGGCTCAATGACTTCGATGGCTTCATGTGCCACTACATCTTCCGGGTCAGATTCGGTACGGTACTTCCCGGCCAGCTGTTCAAAGCTCTTCTGGGTCGCCCTTTCTTCGATGGTCTTGTCCATATCGGCTTCCTTCTGCCGCAGATTCTCACGCTCGGCCTCGTACCGTTTGCCGTAATAGGTCTCGTATTTCTTCTCGAAAACGGTGTGCATCACAAGGGCACCTGCCCCAAAGCCTGCTGCAAAGAGCAGAATATCACGCACGGTCTTGTTCATTGTCGATGTCTCCTTTGATCGTCATCATGGTAAACGCTAGTCCGCCAAAGAAAAGGGAGACACTCATCAGAATGCCTCCC